GGGTAGATTCCTCGATACTGTCAGAAACAATGCGAAGAACTTCGCTTCGACCGTATCGCTTTCGTCAACTGCTAAACACAAAGTCATCATCATTGATGAGGCAGATAACACAACCTCGGATGTTCAACTCCTCTTACGGGCTTCTATTGAGGAATTTAGTAAAAATTGCAGATTCATCTTCACCTGCAACTACAAAAACAAAATCATCGAACCACTTCACTCCCGATGTGCAGTCGTTGAATTTGGAATTAAAGGAAAAGACAAAGCCAAACTTGCTGCAGGTTTTTATAATCGTCTTCAAGAAATCCTTCAAACTGAAGGCGTAGAATTTGATCAAAAAGTTCTGATTGAATTGATCAATAAGCACTTTCCAGATTGGCGCCGTGTATTGAATGAGTGTCAGCGATATGCATCCAATGGTAAAATAGACTCAGCAATTCTTGCAACTTTTTCTGACGTTTCGGTCAATGAACTTATTAAGAATCTTAAAGAAAAAAACTTCCCTGAAGTCCGTAAATGGGTCGTCAATAATTTGGACAACGATTCTTCTGATTTGCTTCGCCGCATTTATGACTCATCTTATGAGTTTCTTGTTCCTAGTTCTATTCCTGCTGCTGTTTTGATTATAGCTAAATACCAATATCAGATTGCGTTTGTTGCTGATCAGGAAATTAATCTCCTAGCAGCACTAACAGAACTTATGGTGGAGTGTGAATTTAAATGATCACCTTTGATGATTTATTTTATTTTATACAAACCACATATGTGCATGAGGATGTGTTGCATGTATTAAATCCAGATGGAAAAAGAATAATTCCACAAACATATATAATCCCCACTCCATGGGAATGTCGTTTTAATATTGATTTGTTAAAAAGTATGTGGAATGATTGTTGTACATTTATAGTTCAATCGTCAACAATAAAACCAGAACTTGCTCAATTTATCTATGATATTGAAAAAAATAATAATGTAAGTGCTCATGCTCATGTTTATGCTGGTAAAATTGGAAGCAGATCTTTTCCAATACATGCCGATAAACCAGATAATTATATTCTTCAGTGTATTGGCAAATCAAAAGTTACGATTTATAATGAGTATTCTGATGCTCCTGGAATATTTCCAAATAAAAATGTAACTGTTAAAGAAGAACATATTCTCGAACCAGGAAACTCAATCTTCATCCCTTCTTTACAGTTTCATCTTTTTGAACCCCTGACAGATCGATTGAGTATTAGTATCCCAATGATTAAAAATGATAATTAATGAAAGTGATGCAGTTTGGGCTGCAAACGAATTTATTGAGTACTTTTCTCATATGTCTAACATTGAGGACTACTTAAGGTTTGTAAAAAAAGAAGTAATATCATCTACAAGTTCTCTTGTGTCTTTACATGACGAATTCTTTAACGAAGATGTTCATCCAGAAGACATGGACTTTGATATTAAATTTGTTGGAACTAGATTTCAAAATGCTGTTCCCCAAGAACATTATGTAAATCTTTTGCGAGCAGTTTCTTCTCATAATAATGAATCAAATATTCCTGGACGCGAATTGCGTTGGATGATATTTGAAAAGAATACTAAAAAAGTTCTTGGGTTTATTCGTTTTGGTTCACCCACAATCAATTCGAAACCAAGAAACGAATGGTTGGGTAAGTCTCCAGACTTGACTATTTTTAATAGACATGCGGCTATGGGATTTGTAATTGTCCCATCACAACCTTTTGGATACAACTATCTTGGTGGTAAACTTCTTGCTCTTCTTTGCTGTTCACATCTTGCAAGACAGTCATTGAATGAAGTATTTGAGAAAGATATTGCTCTGTTTGAGACTACATCTCTTTATGGATCGACAACAGATGCATCTCAATACGATGGTTTAAAACCTTTTATGCGGTACAAGGGATTGACTGAAAGTAAATTTCTTCCACTTCTTCATGATGAGGTGTTCCATAAGTTGCACGATAGATTTACTTTACTGAATAATAATACTCCATTGACTGACAATAAAGCTTCATCCAAAAAAATGAAGCGTCAGACAAAGATGATTTCTATCATCCGCAATTCACTTCAAGATAAACAAAAACTTGATGAATTTAATTCTGTAATTGGTGCAGCATTTGCGTTAACTCAGAAGAAAAGATTCTATATATCTGACTATGGGTATTCTAATGTTAGAGAAGTAATTCTTGGTGAACAGAAAGAACTTCTTCGTGGTCCGAATTGGGATAAGTTTTACGTAGAAAATATTATTTCTTGGTGGAAGAAGAAAGCGGCAAAACGATATGAAAAATTGAAAGAAGAAAATAGATTCAGAACTAAGGTCGAACTCTGGACAGATGATGATGAAATTCAAATTATCCGATGAAATGTGAAGTCCAACTCTATGTTGCTGGTACGGTTTTTTATGAAATCGTAATTGCCAAAGATTATAAAGAAGCGAAAGAAGTCGCTCTTGCTCGTAATCCTAATGCAAAAGTAATTGCTGTCACTGCAAAATTTAAATAATGGAACTAAAAGACTGGTTGAATTCAATTAATTTTACAAAAGAAGATTTATCTGAAGAGGTAAAATCCTACCCGCCATATATCATCAATAGATGTTTATCGGGGCACATTGATTGTATCATGTTTGCAAATGAAATGAACATGAATCATCACCTTGATAAAAATCTACAATATTCCTTTTATCTAAATAGTCTAAGGAAAAAGAAGAGATTTTCTCCCTGGCTTCGCAAAGAAAATATCAAAGATTTAGAATGCGTTAAGCAATACTATGGATATAGTAATGAAAAGGCATCTCAAGCTTTGAGGATTTTATCTAAACAACAAATCGACTTCATAAAAAAACGACTTGAAACTGGTGGAAACAATGGTAAACCAAACAACTGAACCTCAGGTAAATTGGACTCCTCATATGATGGTAGAAGTCCTTTTAAATGAACCTGACGATTTTCTAAAGGTACGTGAAACTTTGACTCGTATCGGAGTGGCATCAAGAAAAGAGAAAAAACTCTATCAAAGTTGTCACATTTTACATAAACAAGGTAAGTATTATATTGTTCACTTTAAGGAATTATTTGCCCTTGATGGCAAGTATGCAAATCTTACTGTAAACGATGTTCAGCGCCGCAATAGAATTGTTCGTTTACTTGGTGATTGGGGATTAATCACTATTGTTAACGAAGATCTGGTTCAAGATATTGCTCCTTTGAATCAAATTAAAGTAATTGCTCACAGAGATAAAGGTGAGTGGATCCTGGAGCAGAAATATAATATTGGAAAGAAAAAATCATCAGTTGAAGAAACCGAATGATTTTGTAGGGAGTTCAACACTCCCTTTTTTATATTTCTTGTATAATTAGTAGTGGATGCCGCAAGGGTCCACAAAACACAAACTCGCTTTTAAAGGAGCTACCATAATGACTAACCTTACACGTTATACTGCTGCGGATCTTCCTGCATTGATGGATAAGATTACTCGCAATAGTATTGGTATGGACGAATACCTTGATCGTCTGTTTAACTTTGAATCCAATTCAAATTATCCTCCATACAATCTTGTTCAAGTAAGTAATGTAGAATCTCGCTTAGAACTTGCACTTGCAGGATTTAAAAAGGAGGAAGTTCATGTGTACACCGAGTATGGAAAACTTTTTGTCGAAGGGCAAAAGGAAGATAAATCTTCCGAGTCAAACTACATCCATAGAGGAGTGGCTCAAAGAAGTTTCCAGAGAGCATGGACAATTGCAGATGATACGGAAGTCAAAGAAGTTAAATTTGAAGACGGACTTCTTTCAATTGAATTGAAAAAAATTGTTCCTCAACATCATCAACGAAAAGATTATATCTAAATAGAATTGAATATCGTCGGCGCAGAGGGGAAACTGGCACAATCCAGTTGACTCCCCTCTTTTTTATTGGTAGAATGGATGTAAATGGATGTGATTATGATCAAACTATTAGTTCTGTTAAATGGGCAAGGACTCATAACAAAGATTGAAGAAGTTGGTTCTGAAATTGGCGAACCAGATTGTAAATTGACCAACCCGTATGTTTATATGGCTGATGGTACTTTGCAACCATGGTTATCAGAATTGACAAATCAAAATGTCTTTATGATTCACTCTGATAAAATTATTACAATTACTGATCCCAAACCATCACTTCTTGAAAAATACGAGCAACTGACTAAATGAAATTTTACACCAACGTACAATTAATTGGAAATCAGTTTTTAGTTCGTGCATATGATAATGGAAATTATGTAATGTTTAAGGAGGAATATACTCCAACTCTTTTTATTCCAACAAAAAAAGAATCTAAGTATAAAACTCTTGAGGGAGAAAGTGTTGAACCAATTCAACCTGGATTTGTAAGGGATTGTAGAGAGTTCTACAAAAAATATGAGGGTGTAGATGGGTTTCGTATCTATGGGAATGATAGATACGTTTCTCAATACATTTCCGAAAAATATCCAGAGGACGAAATTAAGTTTGATATTTCCAAAATTCGTTTGTACAGTTTGGATATTGAGGTTGCATCTGAAAACGGGTTTCCAAATGTGGAGTCAGCTTCAGAAGAAATTCTTTTGATTACGATTCAGGATTACAATACTAAAAAGATTATTACTTGGGGTACTAACCCATTTAACAATAGACAAGATAATGTTACTTACCATCAATGTGGTGATGAGTACAATCTACTGCAAACTTTTATTGAATGGTGGGACAATAATCATCCAGATGTGATTACTGGATGGAACGTACAACTTTATGATATTCCATACATTTGCCGTAGACTCAATAGAGTTTTGGGTGAAAAGCAAATGAAACGTATGTCCCCCTGGGGATTGAATACGGAAAATGAAATTTATGTAAGCGGTAGAAAGCAGATTTATTTTGATGTCGGTGGTATTACTCAACTTGATTATTTGGATCTCTATAAAAAGTTCACTTATAAAGCTCAAGAATCATATCGCCTAGATCACATTGCCGAAGTTGAACTTGGTCAGAAAAAACTGGATCACTCAGAGTTTGATACGTTTAAAGACTTCTACAGCAAAGGTTGGCAGAAGTTTGTAGAGTACAATATTGTTGACGTGGAACTTGTTGACCGTCTGGAAGACAAGATGAAACTGATTGAACTTGCTCTCACCATGGCTTTCGATGCAAAGGTAAACTTTGGTGACGTTTTCTATCAAGTTCGCATGTGGGATAACATCATTTATAACTATCTAAAGAAGAGGAATATTGTAATTCCGCCTAAAGAACGTACAGCAAAGGACACTAAGTATGCGGGAGCATATGTTAAGGAACCGAATCCTGGGGTATATGATTGGGTGGTCAACTTTGACCTTAATTCTCTTTATCCCCATCTTATTATGCAGTACAACATTTCGCCAGAAACCCTCCTGGACGAAAGACATCCCACTGCAAATGTTGAAAGGATCTTAAATCAAGAAATTAATTTTGAACTCTATAAAGATCAAGCAGTTTGTGCTAACGGAGCAATGTTCCGTAAGGATGTTCGTGGGTTCCTGCCAGAACTCATGGAGAAGATGTATAATGAACGAGTCATTTTCAAAAAGAAAATGATTGAGGCAAAAAAGAAGTATGAAAAAACTCCGACGAAAGAACTGGAAAAGGAAATTGCAAGATGCAACAACATCCAGATGGCAAAAAAGATTTCTCTTAACTCTGCTTATGGTGCTATCGGCAATCAGTATTTCCGCTACTATAAATTAGCCAATGCCGAGGCAATTACTCTTTCTGGGCAAGTCAGTATCCGCTGGATTGAAGGAAAGATGAATTCTTATCTCAATAAAATTCTAAAGACAAATGATGTTGATTACGTTATTGCTTCAGATACTGATTCTATCTACCTTAACATGGGTCCTTTGGTTGAATGTGTATTCAAGTCAAGAGAGAAAACTACTGAGAGCATTGTTTCATTCCTTGATAAGGTCTGTGAAATGGAACTTGAAAAGTATATTGAAGGTTCTTACCAAGAATTGGCTGACTATGTGAATGCATACGATCAGAAGATGCAGATGAAGCGTGAGAATATTGCTGACCGTGGAATCTGGACTGCTAAAAAGAGATACATTCTCAATGTATGGAACAGTGAAGGTGTTGCATATTCAGAACCTAAACTTAAGATCATGGGAATTGAAGCAGTCAAATCTTCAACTCCTGCTCCCTGCCGTAAGATGATTAAAGACGCTCTCAAAATCATGATGAATGGTAGTGAAGATGATGTGATTAACTTTATTGATAAGTGTCGTGAGCAGTTTAGATCTCTTCGCCCAGAAGATATTGCCTTCCCAAGAACGGCATCTGATGTTCAAAAGTATCATTCTTCTTCTGAGATTTATAGTAAGGGTACACCAATTCATGTTCGTGGAGCATTGTTGTTTAATCATTACATTAAACAAAACAAACTCACGAATAAGTATTCTTTAATTGCAAATGGCGAAAAAATTAAGTTTGTATATCTAAAAAAACCAAATACTATTCAAGAAAATATTATTTCTTTCATTCAAGATTTCCCAAAGGAACTTGGTCTTGACAAATACGTGGATCATGACCTACAATTTGAGAAAGCATTTCTTGAACCACTGAAGTCAATCTTGGATGCGATTGGTTGGAATGTGGAAAAAACTGTAAACCTTGAATCATTTTTTGCCTAATGGATCTGCCTATTAATGACGACGAACTGAATACAATTGTAAAAGCACTTGGTTTTGGTGGAGATGCTGCTTTGTATCATAAACTGAAACTAGTTAAAGAACTTAAAGAACAAGGTTTACCTTATAAGAAAATTTTACGTGAACAATACGGGATGGTAGCTTGATGGACTTCTTAAAAGATATTGTAAAAGAAATAGGTGATGATTATACCAAACTCGCTTCCGACATCGACGAAACTGAAACTTATGTTGATACGGGTTCATACGTTTTTAATGCACTGGTTTCAGGTAGTATATTTGGTGGTGTTTCTGGGAATAAGATTACTGCTATTGCTGGAGAGTCTTCTACTGGAAAAACTTTCTTCAGTCTCGCCGTTGTTAAGAATTTTCTGGATAATCATCCCGATGGTTATTGTCTCTACTTTGATACTGAGGCCGCTATTACCAAGTCACTTTTAGAGTCTCGTGGTGTTGATACTACTCGCACTGTTGTAGTAAACGTTGTAACCATTGAAGAGTTCCGTAGCAAGGCACTCAAGGCAGTGGACATGTACTTAAAAAAACCTGTAGAAGAACGCAAGCCTTGCATTTTTGTGTTAGACTCTTTGGGTATGCTCTCTACAGATAAAGAGATCACTGATGCACTGAACGAAAAACAAGTTCGTGACATGACCAAATCCCAACTGGTCAAAGGTGCATTCCGAATGCTCACACTCAAATTAGGTCAAGCAAATGTCCCGCTCATTGTCACAAATCATACATACGATGTCATCGGAGCTTACGTACCAACGAAAGAAATGGGCGGAGGTTCTGGACTTAAATACGCAGCATCTACGATCATCTATCTCAGCAAAAAGAAAGAGAAAGATGGAACAGAAGTGGTCGGCAATATTATCAAAGCTAAGACTGCTAAGTCGCGTCTGAGTAAGGAGAATAAAGATGTTGAGATCCGTTTGTACTATGATGAGCGCGGCCTTGATCGTTACTATGGTCTTTTGGAACTTGGTGAGATTGGTGGACTCTGGAAGAATGTAGCAGGACGCTATGAGATGGATGGTAAGAAGATCTATGCAAAACAAATTCTTGCAAATCCTGAGGAATATTTTACTGAAGAAGTAATGCAAAAGTTGGACGAAATCGCAAGAAAGGAATTTAGTTATGGAGAAAGTTGAGTTTCTAATTCTTAGAAACCTTTTACACAATGAAGAATACTTAAGGAAAGTTTTACCATTTATCAAACCAGATTACTTTGAAGATACAAATCAAAAGATTGTTTTTGAGGAGATCGTTTCTTTTGTGCAAGAATATAATAAACTTGCAACAAAGGAGATCCTTTGTATTGAAGTAGAGAACCGAAAGGATATCACTGATACATCATTTAAAGAGATTGTTCATTTAATTGATAATCTTGATGATGTCGCAGTTGAATTAAATTGGATTGTTGACACTACTGAAAAGTGGTGTCGTGATCGTGCAATTTATTTGGCTCTAATGGAGTCAATTCATATTGCTGATGGTAAAGATGAAAAAAAGAATCGTGACAGCATTCCTAGTATTCTGTCCGATGCTCTCGCTGTTTCTTTTGACAATCATGTTGGACACGATTACCTAGAAGACTATGAGCAACGTTACGAGTCATATCACAAAAAGGAAGAAAAAATTGAGTTCGATCTTGAGTTCTTTAACAAGATCACAAAAGGTGGTCTCCCTAATAAGACTCTCAACATCGCTCTTGCTGGTACGGGTGTCGGAAAATCTTTATTCATGTGCCATGTGGCTGCTTCCATCTTACTGCAAGGAAAAAATGTTCTCTATATCACTCTTGAAATGGCTGAGGAGCGAATTGCAGAAAGAATTGATGCAAATCTCCTTAACGTTCCCATCCAAGAAATCTCAGAACTGCCGAAGCAAATCTTTGAAAACAAAGTAACTAATCTTGCAAAGAAAACTCAAGGCACTCTTATAATTAAAGAGTATCCCACTGCATCTGCTCATAGTGGTCACTTTAAATCACTTCTTAATGAACTTGCACTTAAGAAGTCATTTAGACCTGATATTATATTCATCGATTACCTCAATATCTGTGCTTCCTCTAGGTATAAAGGAAATCTTTCTGTTAACTCTTATTCGTATATCAAGGCCATTGCTGAGGAACTTAGAGGACTCGCAGTTGAATTCAGCGTTCCAATCGTCTCCGCAACCCAGACTACTCGTTCAGGTTATGGTAGCTCTGACGTTGAACTTACTGATACTTCTGAATCCTTTGGCCTTCCTGCTACTGCCGATCTTATGTTTGCTCTTATTAGCACAGAAGAACTTGAAGGACTCGGACAGATTCTGGTAAAGCAGTTAAAGAATCGTTACAACGATCCTACTATTCATAAACGTTTTGTAGTTGGTATTGATCGTGCAAAGATGCGTCTTTATGATTGTGAACAGTCTGCTCAGGACGACATCCTTGACAATCGTAAAGAAGAGGAGTATGATAATGAAGAAAAGAAACCAAAGAAATCTTTTGAAGGATTTAAGTTTTGAATTATTATTCGGTGTTTGATAAGAGCGGTAAAAAAATTGCTGATTGTGCAAACATTCTAGATGCAATTATGCTTGTTGAATTTGATTTGACAAGAACATATCGTCAAATCAAACACCTTAATCCCGAAACTGTAAACGTTCCTTATGTGAGACTGGCAGATGATTTTCAATTACCTGCACAACAAATTTTACCTCAATCAGAATTAGAACCTTTTATTGTATGACACAAGTTATTGACACTAACAAATATATTGAATTCGTTCGTCAAACAACGAGTCCTGCAAGCAGTAACTATGCAGATCTAGTTTCTCGTTTATCACAACTAGAAGTTGAATTTGATGCGGATGTTCCTCGTCTTATGACTGCTGCTCTGGGAATGACTGCTGAAGCAGGTGAGTTTACTGAAGTTGTCAAAAAGATTTTCCTTCAAGGCAAACCTTATAACGAAGAAAATGTTTTTCATCTGAAGCGTGAACTTGGAGATATTTGTTGGTATCTTGCACAAGCATGTATGGCTCTTGATACTAACTTTGAAGAAGTTCTGCAAATGAACTTTGATAAACTGAGTGCTCGTTATCCTGAAGGAACCTTTGATGTTTATCGTTCCGAAAATCGTGTTGAAGGAGATCTATAAATAAATTACCCTTCGGGGTTTTCTGGGGATATAGCTCAGTTGGTAGAGCGCCTGCTTTGCAAGCAGGATGTCAGGAGTTCGAGTCTCCTTATCTCCATAAATATTTCAAAAACGAATGTCTAGAAATACAGACCTAGCAGATGTTAATGAAATATATTGTGCATATGCATTAAATGGAAATGAATTTCCAGATTCTGCATCAGAATCACAGTATAATAAAAAATTAAACATGATTACTGAAGAGCAAGCCAACCAACAGATTGGTAGAGCAATTGCTATGGTTGATGAATTTTTGACATGGGCAAAAAGAAATGGTTATTCTGGTATTCAAGAAACTTATTGGACCGCTAGACCTGGATTTTCTTTTAAAGCAGTTGTTGGTGTAGATGTTGATCAGAGAAAAAATCCAACTGACGTTTTGATTAAATTTAAAAAAGGTGGATATCTTGGATTGTCCGCAAAATCAACAAAGGGGAAAGGTGATATTGGATTTAAAAACCCCGGAGTTGGAACTGTCGATAAAGATTTGGGATTAAAGTTAAACGATATTAATAAAAAGGAGCAGGATAATATTGTAAAACAATTTAAATTGCCTGCTTCTGCGTCAGCGAGAAAGGCTGAAATTAGAAAGAACAAAGCACTCCAGATGCAAACTGATAGACTGGGGTCAAAGGTTTTGAGTGATTGTAGAAATATTCTACTTAAAAAACTTAATACTTTAAAACCAGAAGAAAGAAGAGACTATATTATTAAAAGTTGGATTGATGCTAGTGAAGAGTTGTATCCACCATATGTTAAAGTTACTGGAAGGGGAACAAAGGATCCATATTCTGCTTCCGTTGAAGATCCACTAAATAATCCAAAATTAAAAGCGATTCTCAATGAGAGAATAACATTTGAAGAAGTGGGTAATGATTCTGTTGGTGTCAAAGCAGGATCTAAAAAAATACTAAAGATGAGATTCAAATATGAATCAGAAAAACTCGCAAGCAGTTTAAAAATGTCTGGTGATCCTTGGTAATAAATAAGTTTATATTAAGATAAATATGAAACAGTTTTTCAACTTTCTGAACGAAGCAAAAGAATCCCAAGCGTCTTC